CATTCACCAGTAAAGATATAGATTACTCCAGCAACACCTACTAGGTGAAAAGTTTCCCAGCTAAGTGTTTTTAGGCCAGTCCTCTTTTTTGATTCCACTTACTTTGCCTTTTTATTCTTTTTATTAATTTCTTTAATGCTTACGGCAGCTGCATTAAGACGTTCTTGACTTGTAAATGGAGAAGGAGTTAGCTTATCTTTCTCGATCTTAGCAATATCTACAGCAGCCTGATTAAGTCTTTCTTGGCTTGTAAATGGAGAAGGTGTTAGCTTATCAGTATTTGCAGCTGGCTTTTTAGGAGCTGCACCTAGCTTTGCAAGTAGTGGAGCATTCTCTTCACCAGTATAAACTGGACGGCCCCAACCAACTACGGCGTTAATAAGCTTTGGCTTGTTATTCTTAACATATGCACGAGTCTTCTCTACGCACATTCCGCCATTTCGTTGATCTCCCTTTGCAGTTCCTGAAGTATTTCCTTCAATAACTTGGATTGTTCCATCTCCATTGTTCTTAATGCAAAGACCAACATGTGAAATACGATTTACTCCATCTTCTGGAAAATCAAAATAAATCCAGTCTCCTGGGGTTGGATCATCGTTACGAGCATCTGCCCAACGACCTTCCTTCTTAAACTGATCTGATGCTGCAACTGTTGAAGCAGACTTGGGGAATGACTTTACCCCCGCTGTAAATGCACACCATGAAACGAATGACTGACACCATGGCTGAAAGTTTACCTTAATCCATGCACCGTACTTTGTTTCGTTATCTTTTGGACCTTCAATAGTTCCAATTTCTTTTTTAGCAATCGCAATGATTGCCTCTACTGAACCTTTTGCTGACATAATTCCTCCTAAGAACTATACTTGTATATCAATTTTACCATATATTGGCCTTTACTTTTTAACTAGTATGAATGAATCCCAGCCATCTATATTATGTTTTCTTTCCCCATAAAACCCAATACACTGATATTTATTTTCTTCAAGGTATTTTAAGAGCTTATGGTATGACCCATGACAGTCCTCTATAATATAAATACCACCCTGCTTAACCCTATCAAACATATTTTCAAATAGGGTAAGCTGAGGAATATACTGATGAAGCCCATCATCCACTATAAGGTCAAACTCTACCTTAACCTTATCTTTAAATTTTTGAATAGAATAAGGACTAGTCTGATCTACTACAAATGTTTTAATTCTTTCTTCAGAAAACATTATGTCTGGATCAATATCTATTCCAATAATCTCTGCATTTGGAAAGTAGTCTCTCCACATCCGCAAAGATGCTCCAGGCTGACCATTAGGCCCCATAGAGCTTGGAAGATTTGGATTGTTTGTTCCTATACCACACTCTAGGATATCTGAAGCTGTATTCCTGATACCGCTTAAAAAGAAATCATAGATATCTGTATAGCAATGATGAGGCCACCCGCTCCTATGCATGCTATCCTCAACTATAGACCCTTTATCAGAACCATGTTTTTCAGATAATTCAGATAAAAGATTTGACTTTTTAGCATAATTTAAATCATAGTGCATAATATATTTTTCTTTAAATCATTAGACGAACTACATGGCAGCATGGGTCTCCACCCTCATCCCACTCTGCAGCTTCTTCTTCACTCATATATTGGTATCCGCCATCATGAGTATTGCAGTAAGGCTCTGTTATCCAGCCTCTTTCAATTCCTTCATTGATCCACTTATCAAAATCAGACCATTCTTTATCTACTAATGATTCATCCATATTATAAGTATACCCCTAAATGCTTACCACGTCAACTGGACCCATACAAGATGGGCTAAACTTTATTGCAGAATTAACTGCTCCTATAACACGCTTTCTTGCATCTTTGGTTTTTTCTGTAGCGTTTAGATATCCATAAGCATATTCTGCTCCTGAGCCCATAGCAAGGTACGGAAGTGTATATTTAGATAAAGACATATCTGCAGCACTGTGCTCATAGATTTCTCCACGAACGGCAATAATTAATCCAAAGTCTGCATCTTTGCTCGTATCAACCCACCAGTCACCATAAAACTGTCTTAGCTGTTTAATGAATTTAGTTTGCATAAACTTGTCTGTATCTTTGATATCAGGAACATATGGATTAAAGTTATAGCGAAGACGTTCTCCATCCATAGATCCAGCATACCCAATTAGGTAAGGACCTAGCTTCCAAACCTTTGGAGCAGTCAATGCTAGAATAGTACCATCATCTGATGCCCCACGATCTCCAGCCATGTAGATCTTATTGTTTATATCATCACGAACTACTGCAATGCAGGTCATGCGAAACCCCTCCCAAAAATGTCCATATCTAAGTATAGCACTTGGGGGAGGGGCTGTCAAACAAGCTCAACAATGACTAATTAGCCTTTTTATCTACAGTCTTAAATGCATCATTTATTTCTGCAATAGTGAGCTTTCCATCGTCCAAAAAAGCTCGTGCCAACCTTTCAACTACTGTTGCTACTCCTAAAAGACCTGCAAGCATTACTGCTTGAATTGTGTCAATTCCTACTACCGCTCCAGCACCAAGCACTGATAGTCCAGATGCAGCAAATACTGCTACTATACGCATCAATACATTTGGCAAAGCTTTTTGTGGATGTTCTTTTTTAGGGGGTACTACTACTTTCTTAGTTGCCATCTTATTACTCCTTGTTTCTAAATGGACTAGTTATAATCCAAAGGCCAAGTGTTGCCATGATTCCATAGCCAACTATAGTCTTTGCACTACCATCAAGTACAACCCAGGCAATAAACATTCCAAGAAGAGTCCATGCCTGATCTATTAAGTCCTTGATTATATTTTTTATTATTCTTACCATCTTCTTCCTCCTCTTGAACCTGGTGAATTACTGCCTGAGCCTCCACCAGAACTTCCTCCACCACCGCTAGAGCTTCCACCAGTTGCTCCTCCTGTTGCTACTGCTGCAGCATTAATAGCTGCACCTGCTGCTACTACTGTTGCAACTACCATCTCTGTTGCTTCTTCTCTTTCTTCTTCTGACATATCAGCACCAATACTTCCTAGTGCTGCTAGTGCTGCACCTGGATCTGATAATGCTGTTGCAAATAATTCTGTTGGATTTTCTAATAATTCTATTTGTGCTGCAACTTCTGCTGTAATGACAACAGCATTTCCATTTTCATCAGTACGAACATCTACTGGAGTTGCAGGTGGCAGATCAGAAAAAGATATTCCAGAAGCCTGTATATCGGATGCACTCAAAGCTTCTCCTTCTTCAAGATTTTCAAGTAAAGAATCAACAACAAGCTCAGTTTCTGCTTCTGTTAGTTCTTCTCCATCTTTAGCTTTTTCTGCAAGATCTTCTAGCTCTTGTTCAGTTTTTTCTTCTTCATTTCTTGCTTCTTCTAATTCTTTTGCTTCAGCCTCAGCCTTTGCATCTTCTTCTGCTTGTCGTATTGCTTCAGCAATCGCCTCTTCTTCAGCTTTGGCTTTTTCTTCAGCTCTTATAGCTTCTTCTTCTGCTCTTATACGGTCAGCCTCTTCTTCTGCTGCTATACGCTCAGCTTCTGCTTTTGCTTCTGCTTCTGCTTTTTCTTCTGCTGCTTTAACTTCTGCTGCAATGCGATCTGCTTCTTCTTGGGCTTCTATTTCTGCCTGTATTCTTGCTGCCTCAATCTCCGCTTCTATACGATCAGCTTCAGCTTTTGCTTCTATTTCTGCTTGTATTCTTGCTGCTTCTTGAGCTGCTACAAGTGCTGCAATTCTTTCTGCTTCGGCTTGTGCAGCTGCAGTTTGTCGTGCAATCAATGCTTCTGTTTCAGCCTGTATTCTTGCTGCTTCTGCTTGTTGTGCAAGTGCTTGTGCTGCAGTTACTGCTGCTATTGCTGCTTCGGCCTCTGCTACTGCTGCTTGCTCTGCTTCAATCTCTGCATCAGTCTTGCCTACTTTTAATGTAACAATATTTGAATTTGCAGAGTATAAAGCTAATGTATCGTTATCTGATCTAATATGAAATGACCACGTTGTTCCTCTTGGCATCAAACTATCAAGTAAAGAATAGTCAATTGTTATTGTTGTATTAAGAGAGTTGGCATCTCCCACATTTCCTGTTGCAATACCCCAACCATTTTGGCCCTCAGTATTAATACCTATTGCATATCTTTCTGGTTGTCTAGTTCCATCTGTAGGAACACTCCAGCTTAAAATAACTGCTGTTCCACTATCTATAACGCTTAGATTAGTTGGTGCTCCGATTGACAAAACTTCAGGAGGAGCTGGTGGGCTTGATGAAAATGCAGAAGCTGGAATAATTTCCATCTGTCCAGATTGATCCCAATATAGGTTTAAAGCAGCTCCCCCACCATTTTCGTAATACATTAACTCTATAGTTTTAGGAACTCCTGCTGTAAAAGATATTGGAGAGCTTGTAGTTCCTCCACCACCCTTGTCATACCAATCATCTGCTATTAATACACCATCAATATATATTTTAGTTCCATCATCTGCTGTTGCTAAAAAAGATATTTCTTGTGTTGTATTACTAAATATTGATCCTGTAAATCTTACGATTACATCTTCTGATGGCCCCCCAAGAATAGGGCCACTACCCCATTGAAAGTTAACATTTGGAACATTTGTTGTAATTACTGGCTGAGCTCCTTGTGGAATACTTGGAGCATTGTTTTGACCTTGAACATTATATACTTCAGCAGTTAAACCTTCTGATGCTTTTGCATGCTCAATAGAGGCTGGAATAAGCCACAAAACCACTAATAGTCCCACCAAACTAGTCTTTAGTAGGAAAGATTTAATGTTGGGTCACACCCTTTCCAAGATGTTTGATAACCCTATTATATCATTTAATTAAGATTATCTATTAATAGTCCTGCTCTTGGACCATCACACCAAACTTCGTGGGAGTTTTCAAGCGGTAGATATAAAAGATCTCCTGGATTAAGGGTATATGTTATGTCACCATCTATCTTCCAGAATGATGTTCCTAAAATTTGCCAGTAAAAGATATCATGTGGGTCATGGTGATCAGAAACAAGTCTATTGGATAAGGACATTCTTATGCCCTGATAGTGCCAATCCAACTCACAATTATGCAATTCTTGTGTATAGTATTTGCACTCCCTGTTTTCTTTTGAATTATTTAAATTATAAAGTAATTCAGATATACCCTTAAATTCTTCAAATAATTTATTTGTTTGTGGTGCAAGCCAAAACTTGTTTTGTATTTGTACATTTCCTATATAATCTAAAACATCAAAATTATTTACTTTTTCCACCTTACTGCGTAAATTTGGGTTGTTTACTATAGATTCTTTGTATACAAACTTCATAACATCTTCCCAGGTAATCTCTGGCATTTGATATTTTTCAAAGACCAAGCCATATTTATTCTGCTTTGCTTCTTTTATTAAATCAAACATAATCTAAGTATACCATTTAGGCAACAAAAAAGGGAGCCAAATTAATGACTCCCCTAGTTGTTGGATTAAGTTACTTCTTTAGTGCAACTCTAGCCTTTGGATTCTTAGCATTCCACTTCTTAGCAAGAGCGTTGTACTCTGCCTTGTAAGCAGCTGCTGCCTTAGCAAGTGCTAGATCAGATGCAACCTTAGCGGTTACTGTTGCTGAATCAGATGCTGCCTTTGCGTCTGCAATTGCCTTATCTGAAGCTGCCTTATCTGCTGCACGAGCAGCTCTTTCTGCTACAAGCTGTGAATTAATAGATGCAATCTGTGCATTAAGTGATGCAATCTGTCCATTAAGACCAGCAATAACTCCATTAAGATCAGTTACTGAGAATGTTGCAACTGCTGCCTTGACTGGTGCAGGTAGACCTGTAACTGCTGTAGCAGAGATTGCTCCTGTTGCTGCAACTGTTACATTGCCTGCAACTGCAAGAGCCAACTTCTCAGCCTTTGAGCCAAGAGTTAGTGTTGAATCTCCAGCAACATTTGCTGCTGTTGATGTAACGATTGACTTTGAGATTGAGGCATCTGCCCAAGTAGCACCAATAAGTGTTGCTGTTACTGTCTCTCCGCCTACTGCGTTACCGAATACGTCTGTTACGTTTACTCCAACAGATGGAATTGTTCCTACTGCTACTGCAGATGGAACTGATAGACCAATGTTATAGGCTGGTCCTGCGATACCTCTAACATAAACAATAGTTGAATATGCACCATTTGTAATGGTTACTGATCCAGTTGCTGTTGATGTTGTGAATGCATGCACAGTAATTCCTACGCCCTGTGAAGTTGCTGAATGTGTTGTTGTTCCTGCTGATGCAAGAACTGGTGCTGTTGGAGCATTGTCCAAAGCAAGAACAAGTCTTACTCCACCTGTTGAGGCGAATGTAACTGCTGTTCCTGTGTCAGCAGTGGCAACAAGTGCTACAGCATCTGCTGAGTCAACCTTGTTATCTGCTGGTACGTTTGCAGTTGCTGGTGCAAGTGTAGTTGTCGTATTAGCTGACCCTGCCACTGTTACAGCTAAAGGTGCTGCTGAAGCAGGTGCAATTACGAGTGCTGTGCTAGTCAAGGCTGCAGCGATGACAATAGCGGTTTTCTTAAATGAATTCATCTTTCTCCTTATTATAATAGATTTAATCCGTCAAGGTAATTCTTGACTTCATCGGGCATGTTTTCCCTTGTATGTAATTCTACCATACTCTTATTCTTCTCTGCAAGTTTAGCTGCAGAAGAAGACCAAGTATGGACTTCAATAACTGTATTAGTAGTCTTTGGTGTATGAGATATAGCCCCAAATACAGCACCAGATACAGCATCTGCTAAGTCTTTAGATTTTTTTCTAGGGTGATCAACACGATTGCCCTTCATAATCTTTAACTCAGACATTTCTTCTAGCAATAATGGAATCATGGGCATTGCAACACGCTCTTCATAAATCATCATTGCTAAATCTTCATAATGTTTTTTGGCAACAGAAACAGTTTCAGTTCTTATCCCTACTGCCTGTAACTCATTTTGAATATCAAACGATTGCCAGCGGTCAAAGGAAACCATTCCTAGATTAAAACCTTGTCTACGTAGATTCATAATCCAGTTTTTAACATCTGATAGGTTTACGGGTCCTTCTGCTC